CTTCAGTCAACTCGCCGCTGTCGGTCGGCGTTTTCCAGTTTCATTCTTAGCCTGCGTCGCTTCGTCTACTGGTCACGAGTGATTGCTTTCACTCGACTTGCTCCCGCTTTACCGGCGCGGGGCTAACTCTGGGGCCGGGCCTAGGACGCCTTGCGGCGAGATCGGCTTCTATTCCCTTCGGATTGTGTAAAGAGCGGTGCTCGTGTGTTGCTGAGCTGATGGGCAAACTTTAGCAGTGTGCGAAACATATGACAAGGTAAATTGTGCTATGAGCGAAACAATAAGCGCAGAAATGCAACACAGTGCAAAACATCAGTGAAGTGGCTTGAGGTGTGGTTTGGCGAAAGGCGTGAGGAAGGGAAGGCCCTGACGGGCCATTAATGATTAGTGGAACAGGGCTTCCAGGCGTGTACGCAGAAGAAGATATATAGCGTCAACATCGCCGTGGTGTTCTATTTTGAATATCCGATCATGCGTGAGCGTAATGCGCAGCTCAGCTAATAGATCTGGTGGGCGCGGGGAGCGGGGCGAGGCGTTGATATCCATTGCGTTTGTCTCTCATGCAAATTTGCCGTCTAAAGTGCGGCGTGAGAGACAAAGGCTACGCTGGCCAGGCTTGGTTTTCATTAGGTGGTTGTACTTAGACTATCGGGTTTTGTTATTCAAAACCTCGATCATGGACGCGATAACGCTGAGCTCAGAGACCGATAGCCTTGGGATGCCTTTACGGATTGACGTCACGAGCTCCGCGCGCAAGACATCAACATCGCCGTGGATAAGATGGTCGGTTGGAACCTTGAAGTATGAGGCTACAGCTACTAGATTTTCCGACCTAGGCATATAACGACCTGATAACCAGTCAAAAACAGTTTGCGGACACACCTCGCAGTGCTTCGCGATCTCTTTTGCTGTCACGTCTTTTGATCGCTTCAGCCTGGCTAGCCTGGTTTTAAAATCGCCCATCGAGCGATGGTATTTAGTGCGCGTCCACCAGGCAAGCCGATCCAATGATCGACGATAAGAATACCCGATAGTCTTGGCCGATCGGGTAGCCCATGCCTGTCAGATAGTACAGTTGATTATTTTTCGGATTTAACGGACAGAATGGCGCGCCAGAGCTTAATCACCTCTTCGTCGCCGCGGGCCACTAATTTTTCGGCCAAGTCCTCAATAGACTCAGCAATGATGTAGGCATTCTCCGAATCAATCACCGGATCCTTTGGGCCTTTGCCAGTCTCCAGCCATACAGGATTCACGCCGAGTGCTCTAGCTATCTGCAAAAGCTTTGTTGTAGCACGAGTGGGGTCTGTTTCAAGGTCGAAGATTGTCGTTTCGCCGACGCCGGCCCGTTGAGCGAGCTTGTCTTGTGACCATCCGCGCTTCGTGCGCTCCCGTTTGAGTCGTATTGCCAGGTTATCCATGCCGAATGATCGCGTATGGATAACCCGTAATGAAGGGGTTTTGTCCCCGTTAAAACGGGGGTTGGTGGCCCAGCAACACCGTTGGCGCGGTGATATTGGTTAGGTGGTGGGGTAGGGCGTAAAAAAGCCCGCGATTGCGGGCCTTGTCATTCGTGCTTAGTTGTTCTTTTCGGCGTCTTTGAGTTTCATCGCCATCTGCAGGATGTCGAGCATCTTCTGGGCATCGTAGGCCGATAGCTTGGTGGCCAGGTCTTCAGGGGACGATGCTTCGATGATCACCGATTGAGATACAGCATCTTTACCGTGCAAGCGATCCATCCACCCGTGAGGGAGTTTCTCAACTTCTTCAATTCTTCGCGCAACATCAGCGCCCATGCGGCGCTTACCGCTTTTTACCGTAGATAGGTAAGAGGCTGATGACCCTAGCTTTTCAGCTATGTCTGCAGCCTTTCCGCGCGGTTCAATCAGCGCGGCAAGGTTAATTTTGCGGGTTTCAAAAACATCGATATCCATCCCGTAAGTGTATGAATCTTTAGCGTGTTGCGAAATAAACACGCTGCACAACATGTTTTGTTTAATGTTTTGCTCTGTGCTAAAGTTACGGGCATGAAACTGCATGATTATCTCCGCCCACTATCCGAGGAAGACCGCGAAGCATTCGCGGATCGTTGTGGGACAACCGTGGGTTATTTGAACCAACTGAAGGGCGGCCACCGCTCTCCATCGTTGGATTTGGCGCTTGCGCTTTTGACTGAATCAAACGGTGCTGTTGGTATCGATCAGTGGAAAAAGCAAGGCCATAAAAAAGGATTTAAGGGCGGGAGCCAGAAGGTGGGGAAACCTGCTGGCTCCCTGGGGATGTGAACAAGGGCGTCGTCCACATTTCCATTGTGCTTAATCAAGGGTGCTAGATCAATGTCAAACTTTGGACATAACACTGAAGGCGAAATTCTAAGGGCTTGGGCGTGGCGCCAGATTGAGGGTGGCCAGACTCAGAGCTCATTCGCCTGCGCGCTCGCTGACGCCTACCTCAAACACACCCCAGACGGAAGCCGAACGCTTCCCCTGGAAAATCCGGACGACTATCCGCTAGATGCAGATTCGGCGCGCGCCACCACAAGCAACCGGAAAAACGTCGAGCGATGGCTAAAGGGGTCGCAGCCAATCCCTGCCGACCTCGTTTATGCCTGGACGCAAACGCTACTTGGTGGCTATCGGGACGGATGCTTGTCGGATTTGTTTGGTCGCTATGGATTACTGCCAGTCGAGGACGACACGTCACCGGATACGGCAACTATCGGGAAGATGATGAGCGCCATGGGGAATATCGCCCAGGATCTCGTCTCATCGCCTGCGCAGGCAGTTGGAAATATTCGTCAGTTACGCGCGGGGCTTGCTGGCTTGGAGATCGCGATAAACAAGGGACTGGCGGCGTGACCACAACGTCCGCTGCGGTGCTTCGCGTTCAGATCGGATTCGACGCCGACATGCTGGAATGCCAGATCGAGCAGCTACAGCAGATTGTGAGTGGGATTCCAGCGCACCTAGCGGCGGATTTTGTTGACCGTGAGATGGGTGGCTTGAAGATTTCCTGCGCGCACAGGCGGTGCGACAACGCTGGCGGCCAAACTAATTTCATCGTGGTTGCGGCGATTGATGGTTTTGATCGGATCGTAGCGGCAGCAAAGAGTATTTCGAATTAATGGCAAAGCCTGTCGGCCAACAGACAGGCAACAAAAAACCCACGTCAACGACCTTGCAGGGTCTCGGTGGGTTTCACAAACACTGGTGAAATTATGACCGATCAAGAACGTGAGGACAAGATTTCTTTCCTTGCCATGCGCATCAAAACAACACGCGATCGCGCCCTGCAGCGCGCTGACGCCATTGAAATGATCGAGCTGATCAACCAGCGGCCTGTCGCGTTCGTGGCGGCCATGGAAGCGCAGAGAGGGCTTGCAGCATGAGCGCCGTCCTAAAACTAGCTACCGTTAACGGCGCGGCCGTAACAGAAAAGCACTCAATAGAGCAGCCGAGAAAGCGTATGCAAGACGGCTTTGTGGCAATGCCTAATGGGGTAATGCAGGGATTGAAGCGCCTGAAAGGGCTGCACCAGACCGCCCTGCTGGCCGTAATCGAGAAAACGATCGGATTTCAAAAACTCAGAGATGAGTTAAGTAATTCCCAGGTTGCAACTGAGTGGGGCTGCGATCGTGAGCGCGTTGGTGCTGCCATTACTGACTTGATTGAAGCCGGTATTTTGACATGCCACGGTAACGGGCGTTACGGACGGATTCTAAGCGTTTCTGACGTTGAAAACTGGGGTGAAGTTAGTTGCGGCAAAAAGCCGCAACGACTGACGCAAAAAGCCGCACCTAATGCGGCAAAAAGCCGCTTAGATAGTCGCAAAAAGCCGCACTCAACAGACAATCCCCAACAGACAAAAGAAGAACCTAACGGTTCTATGTCGTCTACCGACGACGATGGCCGCAAGAAAACGGCAAGCCGTGGAAGGACAGCCCCCGCCCCTGTAGACGCTGTTATTGCCTTGTACAACGAAGTGCTGGGCGCCCGTTTGCCGAAAGCGGTTGCGTCTAACGCTTCTCGCGGTGGTTCGATCCGTGCCCGCTGGAGGGAAATGCTGAACAGCAAGACCCCCTCCGGCACCATCCGCTACCAAGACGAAGCTAGCGGTTTGGCTTGGTGGAAACGGTTCTTTGCGAAAGTCACACTTAACCCGCATTGGATGGGAAGCAATGACAATGGATGGACCGCAAGCCTGGACTGGATCATTGGGCCGAAGAATTTTCTAAAAGTTCTGGAGTATCGCCCGGCAAAACGTGAGGTGAGCCATGACTGATAACGCCTATCCACTGTCCTACATCGAGGGCGAGCAAAGCATTATTGGTGGCCTAATGCTCAGCAACGATGCCATCGACGCTTGCTCTGACCTGCGCGTCGGGATGTTCTTTGATCCGGCAAACGCCAAGATTTACCAAGCCATTGTTGAGCTGATTGCGGACGGCAAGCCTGCTGACGTGGTGACGGTGCATGAAGCACTTGAAGCTTGCGGACTCGATGATGTTTGCGGCGGGATCAGCTACCTGGCCACCGTGAGCCAGAACACGCCGTCTGCCGCGAACATTCGCCGCTATGTCGATATCGTCAAGGACCGCGCCTCCGAGCGACAACTACTGCAGGTCGGCGACCTGGTGCGCGATCTTGCTGTTGAGCGTAATGGGCGTCTGATCTCGGATCGCCACGCTGAAGCCGTGCGACTTCTCGGGGAAATAGAGATTACCGCCATCGAGGGGTCGCGAGAGAAGACCGCTGCCGAGGCGCTGCATGACGGTATTCGCGAGATTGACCATCGTCTTAGTGTCCCTGAGGGTGAACTTGGCGGACTGCATACGGGGCTTCGCGAGTTGGATCGCATGCTAGATGGACTCCACAAAGGTGAATTGATTATCGTCGGCGCTCGGCCATCAATGGGCAAATCCTGCATTGGGGAAATGATCTCACGTGTCAACGCCAAGCGCGGGTATGCCGTTCGGTTTCAATCGTATGAAATGCCGGCAAAGCATTTGATGTTTCGCTCTGCCGCTGCCGAGATGGAAATCAACCTCGAAAAAATCCGTAAAGCGAAGATGTCACGCGAGGAATACGACAAATTCGCCATCTTTGTGGGCATGTCCGCCGAATGGCGCCTTGTCATTGACGAGGATTCTCCGACTATCGACAAGATTGCTGTTCGCTGCCAAGCGCAACGCCGCAAGACGGGCCTTGATCTGCTGATTGTTGATCACCTACACCTGATTCCACTCCCTGGACGTGGGAACGAAGCCAAAGAGCTGGGTGATGTGACGTCACGGCTCAAGCGATTGGCGCGTGATCTTGATATTCCTGTAGTGCTGTTGGCCCAGCTCAACCGTGCCAATTCCAGCGGCGTGGCGCGCCCCCCAAACCTGACCGACCTTCGTGGGTCCGGCTCTATTGAGCAGGATGCCGACGTGGTGATTTTTCCGCATCGCCCGGGTTATTACGACGACCAGGCCAACCCAGGTGAGGCCGATCTGATCGTCAGTAAGCAGCGGAATGGCCCGGTAGGGAAGATTTGCGTTGGCTGGCGAGGCGACTACGTGCGTTATCAGGATTCCGTGCCAAGCGACTGGAACCCTCCGAAACGGTTTTATGCGCCCGCACGCGACATGGAGGAGCTATGAGCGACGTCATTTTGCACGAGCCCGTCAGCGAGCTGATCACTGCGGGTGAGTGGGCCAAGGCCGCGTTCCGCCGCACATGGGATGCCGCGGCGGCCGCGCTTGATGCCGGACTGGCCGGTGAATTGACCTGGAAGCCGAAGAAGGCTACACGCTCAGTCCAAGCGAATGCGTGCATGTGGGCGCATTTGGCCGACATCGCGCGCCAGGTTGATTGGTATGGAGAAAAGCTGTCGAAAGAAGATTGGAAAGAAGTTGTGAGTGCTGGGCTTCGCAAGCAGCGCGCAGTGCGTGGTATGGAGGGTGGGTTTGTGGTGCTTGGCGCGCGCACCAGCCGCATGAGCATCAAGGAAATGGCCGCGATGACTGAGTTGATTCTGGCGTTTGGGGCGCAACAGGGTGTCAAGTTCACCGCGCCGGCGTGGATGTGGGGTGACGAATGACGCTAGGAGAATTGCGCCAAGGTGAGCGATTTGTCCTGTGCCGCTCAGGCGCCAAATACATCAAGCTTTCCGGGGTGATCAAGAGCCGTCATATCGTTTTGGACGTGACGAAGAACAAGACTGCAACTCTTAATCATCAGTGCCGGGTTAAACGAGTTTTGAGGGCGAAGGCATGACCAGCCGAACCGCCCGGCCATCCAAGACGGTTCCGCGCCCGGGCGATACGCCTGGCGCCGGCCGCGCGCGCGATTGGCGCAAGGATTCGAACTGGCTCGCCGCCGTCGGTTCGCTTGATCAGTGCGTGCGCTGCGGTCGCTGGGGTATTCAGGTTGCCCACCGCGACGAAGGTAAGGGCATGGCCCAGAAGGCGCCGGACTGCCTTACTGCAGCGCTCTGCCCGGAATGCCATCACGAACTGGGCAACGGCAAAACACTGACGCGCGAGCAGCGCCGGGCCGAAATGGATCACGCGATTGTTTTGACCCTGGCGGCCCTGGCCGAACAAGGGAAGGTGAGGGCTGAATGAACCCAATGTACGCCGCCTTTTTCAATATCACCGGCTGCACACTGCCGGCCGGCCGCATGCGCAACGTCGAGTACATGGCGTTCATCGCAAAAATGCGCGCCAAGTACGTCAAGGAAACCGGCGCCACGCCGGCCGCAAATCTAAGCGCGTGGGCTAACTGGGTTGACGCACAAAACCCAAACAAGCAAAGGAGGCTGATTGCATGAAACGAAGAGGATACCGAAAAACCGTCAACACACTGGCGCTGGCCGTGGTGCTGTCCATTACCTTTCTGCCGCTGATCGTCATGGTGTGGGGCGCGCGATGAACTGGGTCAAGGTCAGCGACCACTGTATCCGTTCGGGCGAGTGGAAAATCTACCGCTACCCACTGGCTACGCCGGAGCGTTTCGAGCTGTGGCGCGGTGACCGGTTTATCGACGGATTTGATACAAGCAACGAAGCAAAACAAGCGGCAATTGCTCAAGGGAGGAAAGCGGCGTGAATGAATCTGACCCAACGGGCGCCGACCAGCACCAGCCTGGCGCCAAGCTGGACGCCGGAAAGCTCCGGCCTGACCTGATTATCTCCGGCATGCCGCGCGCGCTGCTGGCGGTAGCTCAGGTGGCCACGTTCGGCGCCAAGAAGTACACGGAGGATGGATGGCAGTCTGTACCGGACGGAATCAAGCGCTACACGGCGGCCATGGATCGTCATCGGCTGAAGGAATCCGTCGAACCGGTTGATGCTGACTCGGGCCTTGCTCATCAAGCGCATCTCGCCTGGAACGCGCTGGCGCGGCTGGAACTGATGTTACGGGAGTCCGCGTGAGATTCGTTGTCTGTCCGCCGGTGTTCGACTCTTTCACTGTGTTATGCCTCGTCATCCTAGTGGCTGCATGGGCTTGGGCGATGTGGGTTATTTGGAGTGCTGAGCGGCAATTTTTCAGGAGGTGGGGGCGATGACCGCTGTAACGAAACGAATACAGGCGCTAGGACGGCTCAAGGTTGGCGCTATGAACAAGACTGAGGCCGCGTACGCGCAGACGCTGGAGATGCGCCGCCGGGCCGGGGAGATCGAGTGGTTCAAGTTCGAAGGGCTCAAGTTCAGGCTGGCGGATAACACGTTTTACACGCCGGATTTTGCCGTGATGCTTTCGTCTGGGGAGATGGAGGCGCACGAAGTGAAGGGGTTCTGGCAAGACGACGCGCGCGCCAAGATCAAGATCGCTGCGGACATGTATCCGTTTCGGTTTGTGGCGGTCAAGGCGCAGGCAAAGAAGGACGGCGGGGGATGGGCGGTAGAGATTTTTTGATTGTTGGGGCGCAATTCAAAAGGGGCGGGCAAGGGCGATGGAAAAAGATTACATCTGGGAAAACTTGGCGGACGCTTTGATGTTCGCATTCCGATTCAGCAGCCAGCAGTACGCAAAGGTGCAAAAAGTCGATC